TCATACGGGCATAACGGCTCATCTCGACACGTTTCCCACACAGGGCTATCACACCGGCAATGCTGGCGGCGATACCGTCAATGTAAATAGTGACATTACTCTTGCACTGGCGGATGGCGTTGAAAATAGCAATACCGGGATAAACGTCACCGCCAATGGAATTGATACGGATATTCAGGTTCTCATAGCCATCCAGATGCATCAGTTCGTTTACGATGTCACGACTGGCTATCTTGCCTTCCCCACCTTCGTCACTGATTTCTCCGTAGAGCAGCAGACAGGCGGTCTTTTTATTTAATATGGATTTAAAAACTATCATACGTTTTTGATTATTTGCAGCAAACTTACGTAGGTAGTGATAACCGCACAAAAAAGTGTGTAATCCTTACGGACAAGTACGCAGGCCATACACTATGTCCTGCAACTGCTTCATCCTTTTTTCCGGTTCACAGCATGAAAAAAGAACTTTGCGTAAAATCATTAAAGAAAACAGTATGGCAGAATTG